CGCGTGATAGCTGCATTTCTAGCCCCTCTCATCTAAAGACTATTCGACTAAATCCTAACAGAAATTAGGAAAAACTCAATAATCTATTGATTCCTAATGGGCATTAGGATATTGTTCTATTCGTACCTAATGGGCATTAGGAAGAAGGGAGGATCAATGAACAGCCTGCAGGGTCTCGTCGCTGCTCGCATTGCCGAGCTGCACATCACGAAGCAGAGCGTGGCGGATGCGATCGGGTGTTCTCTCGTGACTTTCAACAAGAAAGTCAACGGCGAAAGCGACATTACGATCACGGAAGCGCGAAAGCTCGCTGAGGCAATCGAGGTTACAAGCGATGAAGTTTGCCGACTCGCCCCGTAAGGACAAGGCGGAGAAGAAAGCGCTTCGCGAAATCAGATTGGACCAAATGACAGCGACGCTCACCAAAGCCTACAGGGATTGGGAGCAAGAGCAGAAAGGCGAGAAACAGGCGCGATGAGGCAGTGGTCGACACGTGAACTCAAGTACCTCGAAGAGCACGCGGGCGAGGGCGCGAAGGCGGTAGCCAAGGCGCTCGGGCGCTCGGTCGATTCGGTGAAGTGGCAGGCTCACAAATGCGGACTCTCACTCCGTAAGCGCAGCCAATGCCCAAACTGCGGCCGGTGGACGTTCAGACCGCTCAACCGGATCAACGGTTGGTGCATCGAGTGCACGAAGGAGCTCCACATGTCCGATCTGGCCGAGCAGGCCAACGCCATGAGGGAGGAGGCGGTCAGGGAGAAGAGGAACAACCGGGAGCGACAGCGCTACTACAGCGCGAAAAGCCGAGCCCAAAAAAAGAAAAAATAGGCACACCAAATACCACACGTGCCATGACCAGCGGAAATATCCGAAAGGAGAACGTAATGCAAATCAAAAAGAAAGCGAGCGCCCCCAGCTACCAACTCGACGGCGCCCACTTCAACCGCATCGGAAACGATGCCGTCAACATCATACCATCCGAGCGCAAGCGCCCGACGGCGCACGAGCAGCTGGAGGCGGACCGCTTCAGGGTCGGCTTCATGGTCGGCTTCCTCGCCGCGGCGCTCATCTTCCTTGCGGTCCTGTGGCTGTGGGTCATCCCCGCGATGGACGGCGCGGTGGCGACCGCGCAGGCGGCCTACCAGACCTCGGCGGGTGTGCTCCATGCGTAACGACGAGAGGTACAGGCCCAAGCCCCAGAGCGGGCAGCTCGAGATCCTCGGCCTCGGCTCCGCGGGCGAGCAGGACTTCCAGGAGGCCCGCAAGTGGATCGACGAGAACCCCGCCGCGTGGAACTTCATGGTCGAGCAGGCCATTCGCCTCAACCGCAAGGGCTACGTCTCGGTGAACTACCTGGTCAACATGGTGCGCAACGAGCTCCACGTGGGCTGCAAGAACGGCATCGCCCCCAGCCTCGCCCGCATCATGGAGAGCCGCTACCCGCAGCTGAGGGACGCCTTCAACAAGCACCGCAGCCAGTCCGACGGGTTCAGCGAATGAGCGCGGACACCTTCACCTTCGAGATTCCCGGCACCATGCCACAGCTCAACGACTACATCAGGGCCGAGAGGGCGACGAGGTTCGCCGCCGCCCGAATCAAGAGGGAGGCGCACGCGAAGGTGATCACGGCATTGGCCCCGCAATGCCCGCTGCCCCATTTCCACGAGCCCGTGAACGTCACCTTCACGTGGTACCGCCCCGACAGGCGGACGGACAAAGACAACGTGGCCTTTGCAAAGAAGTTCATCCTCGACGCCCTTCAGAAGACGAGCGTCATCGAGAACGACAAGTGGGCCATGTGCACCCCATACGACGGCGGCTTCTTCATCGACAAGGAGAACCCGCGAACCGTCGTGACCATCACGAAAGCGACCGACCTGGTCGGATTCTAAGGAGAAGAAATGAAACACTTCGAGAACAACATCTTGGACGGCCAGAGCACGGTCGAGGCCATCAACGACCTCAACGAGCTCTCGGGGGCGGTATCCGTCAACGCGCTCATGGTCGCCGAGGGCGAGTGCGAGCTGAGCAAGACGGACGCCGGCGCGTGGTGGAGCCTGATCGCGCTCGCCGAGGCCGCGCTGTCGCGCTTCCCCGAGGGGACGCGCCGCGAGGGCTACGAGCTCGTGAATAAGCACGTTGACCGCGAGCTGGTCGAGAAGGTCCGCCGCGACGAGGCCGAGCAGGCGGCGAAGCGCGTCGTGAGCATCATCTTCTGCCCGAAGGAGGACTAGCCATGCTGAACATCACGACCCAATCGGTGAGCGCCCACGCGCTCTTCAAGCAGTCGACCATCAAGGGCGACGAGGCCGTGCTCCAGTTCACGGTCCGCATGGACAGCGAGAATGCCTTCCCGCTGATGAAGAAGACGGGCGGGCGCGTGATCCTGACCGTCGAGAGCGAGCAGAAGGCCATCGAGATTGACGACGAGACCGGGGAGGTCTGGGATGAGTAGCGAGGCCGAGAACACCGGCAAGGAGGCCGAGAAGGTCGTCGCCGAGGTCATCGAGGAGAAGGAGGCGACGTCGTTCTCCGTGAGCTACGCCCCCTCGACCATCGAGGCGAACTTCGACGCCCTCGAGAAGCACGTGCGCAAGACCGTCGAGCTCTACAAGGGCGCGACCTACGACCTCACCAAGGCCGACAAGATCAAGGAGGCCAAGAACGACCGCACCTACCTCAACGGCCTGAAGAACGAGATTGAGGAGCGCCGCAAGGCCGTGAAGCGCGAGTACAACAAGCCGCTCGCCGCCTTCGAGAAGCGCTGCAAGGAGATCACGGCGATCATCGACGAAGCCGCCGACGGCATCAAGGCCCAGATCGACCAGGCCGAGGAGGACCGCAAGGCGCGCGCAAGGGCCAAGCTCGAGGAGCACTACGAGACGTTCGCCGGGCTGCTCGCGCCGGTCGTCCCCTACGAGCGCTTCCACGAGAAGCAGTGGCTCAACAAGAATTTCGGCGAGGTCAAGGCGAAGAAGGCGCTCGAGGCCAAGGTCTCGAAGCTCGCGGGCGACTGGGAGACGCTCAAGTCGCAGTTCGAGGGCGAGCCCTACTACGAGGAGGCCGAGCGCGAGCTGTTCGCGACCCTCGACCTCGGCGCGGCCATCACCTCGGCACGCAAGGCGGCGGAGGAGGCCGCACGCATCGCCGAGCTGAAGGCGGCGATGGAGCCCGAACCGGAGCCGGAACCCGCGCCCGAGCCGGAACCCGAGCCGGAGCCCGAACCGGAGCCGGAGCCGAAGCCGGCGCCAGCCGGCAACTGGTACCCGGGCGGCTCCCCGATGCAGGAAATCGGCGAGCGCATCGGACCGGCGCCGGTGCTCCGCCCGGCACCGCGCCCCGCAGCGGCCCCGCAGCCGAGCGTCGCGACCCCGTGCGTGATGGTCATCGACTCGGCGACGACCGAGCAGATGCAGTCCATCGGGCGCTTCGCCGGGAGCATCGGCGTGAGCGGAGTGTTCAAGCGCGGCACGCTTCAGCAGGTCTACGAGCGCACGATCCGTTAGGAGCTACGAATGGCAGACGAGAAGCACACCACCATCACCGAGGCGGTCGCCAAGGTCCAGCGCTCCGTGGTGGTGCCGAAGGCCCGCTACAACGCCTACGCGAAGTTCAGCTACCGGTCGTTCGAGGACATCGTTGCGGCGCTCAAGGAGCCGTGCAAGGACGCCGGCGTGGCCTTCACGCTCAGCGACGAGATCGAGCACATCGGCGAGAGGTACTACGTCAAGGCGACCTGCCGCATCTTCTTCGAGGACGGGAGCGGCGACGCCATGGAGGTGAGCGCCTGCGCCAGGGAGGACGAGCATAAGAAGGGCTCCGACGACGCGCAGGTAACCGGCATGGCATCGAGCTACGCACGCAAGTACGCACTGTGCGGCGCGTTCGCCATCGACGGGCAGAGCGACCCGGACTCCCTCACGGACGGCCCCGAGAAGGAGCCCCCGGCGCAGGGGCCGTTCATCGCCAAGTGCAAGGCCTGCGGCACGAGCTACTGTTTCGAGAGCCGCGAGCAGTACGAGACGTTCATCCAGAACCCCGGATGCTGCGCCACGCCGACGTGGAGGGTCGTGTAGACCATGCAGGACCTGTACGGCGAGCGCGAGCAGCTCTTCGAGCAGCTCATGTCCGAGCTCGAGGCCCTGCGCAGGACCGGGCAGCAGTACGCGGAGAACGAGGCCGACTACCGCAAGGCCCTGCGCATCGCGATCCTCGAGGAACGCGCCAAGGGGACGCCGGTGACCATCATCAGCGACCTGTGCCGGGGCCGCGCGGACATAGCCGAGAAGAAGCAGCTGCGCGACTGCGCCGAAGCCCTCTACAAGGCATCGAGCGAGGCGATCATGGCGCTGAAGCTGCGAATCAAGACCGTAGACGCCGACATCCAGAGGACCTGGACGAGCGGCGGCATGGGAGAAGGAGACTACTAGTGAGCATCAACCGAGTGAGCATTTCGGGGAACCTGACGCGCGACCCGGAGCTGCGAGTGACCCCGAGCGGAATGCAGGTGCTCGGGTTCGGCGTCGCCGTCACCGACCGCAGGAAGAACAACCAGACCGGCGAGTGGGAGGACTACCCGAACTTCGTCGACTGCACGATCTTCGGCAACCGAGGCGAGAGCATGGGCCGCATCCTGCACAAGGGCATGAAGGTCGCGGTCGAGGGCAAGCTGCGCTACAGCGCGTGGGAGGACAAGAACGGGGGCGGCAGGCGCTCGAAAATCGAGGTCATCGTCGATGAGATCGAGCTCATGAGCCAGAACCCCAACGGTGCGCACGGCGGCCAGGCGGCACCGCAGCAGTACGCGCCGCAGGGATACCAACCGCAGGCGTACGCGCCCCAGCAGGCGCCGCAGCCCGCCCCGCAGCCGGCACCCCAGCAGCCCGCGCCGCAATGGAACGCCCAGCAGGCCTACCAGAACCCGCCTGCGGTCCCGCAGCGGCCCCAGCAGGCACCGGCACCGGCCCCGCAGGCGTACGCGCCCCAGCAGGCGCCGCAGCCCGCCCCGCAGCCGGCACCCCAGCAGCCCGCGCCCGCCCAGCAGCAGCTGGACGTGTACGACGAAGACATCCCCTTTTAGGGAGCCGGGCGTGCAAGTCCTGGACTCGCTGATTGACGGGCCGTTGAGGCTCCGAAACCGCAGGGAGGGCGACGAGCTCATCGGCATGATCGTCCGATACCTGCGGACCGGCGAGGAGCCGGAGCCTCGCACGGACGCCCAAGAGGCCGTGCTGATAGCGATTCGGCCCGTCATGGAGACCTCGCGCTCGCGCATCGTGGCGGGAGGCAACGGCGGGAGCAAAACGCCAAGCAACGGTGGAAGCAAACGCGCAAGCAAAACGACAAGCAAAACGCCAAGCAAACGCGCAAGCAAAACGACAAGCGATGGCGAAAGCGACGATGCAAGCAAACGCGCAAGCGAAGAGGAAGAGGAAGTAGGAAGAGGAATTAAGGAAGAGGAGAGAGGGAAGAAGGCGCGTTTCCGCGCCCCCTCCCCCGCCGAGGTGGACGAGTACGCCAGAAGCTACGCGGCCTCCAAGGAACTCGACCTCGACTCGACCGACTTCGACCCCGAGCGCTTCGTCGACTTCTACGCCCAGAAGGGATGGATGGTCGGCAGGACGCGGATGAAGGACTGGAGGGCCTCGGTGCGCAACTGGGTGCGCACATCGAGGCCGAAGGAAGGAAAACGGGAGGTGAACGATGCCGGAGACGATTTTTCCAAGTACGACTGAGTGCCCGCACTGCGGCGCGGCGCTCAACGCCCGCTACACGCAGCTGGGCACCAGACGCCTGTTCTGCGGATACGAGCAGTGCGGGTGCGAAGGGGCCGTGGCGGAGCGCGAGGCGATCGCCGCGCGGGAGCGGTACGAGGCCGAGAAGGCCGTCGCCGAGAAGCGCAGGCGCGGCCTCGTCCGCGCGGGAGTCCCCGAGCGGTACCTAGGTCTCGACCACCCCATGGCCGACGAGCTGGCGTCCGCCATGGAGGGCGGGCAGTGGCTCTACCTGTGGGGTGACGTCGGTACGCGCAAGACCACCTGCGCCGCCGCCGTGGCGACGCGCCTGCACGACCGGGGCAAGTCGCCGCTCATGGTGCCGATGTACCGGGTTCTCGACGATATCCAGCGCAGCTTCCACGACGGCGGAGACCCGCTGAAGCGCTACGCGGAGGCGAGCTACCTGCTCATCGACGACCTTGGCAAGCGCAGGCCCACGGGGTTCGTGCTCGACAGCCTGTTCCAACTCATCGACCAGCGCTACTCGTCCATGAGGCCGACGCTGGTGACCACGCAGTACAGGCCGAGCGACCTCGTGCGCAGGCTCGCCGAGCAGGGAGACGCCGACACGGCGAAGGCCATCGTCTCGCGGTTGCGCCACGGGGCGAGGGTCGTCGAGTTCGACGGCCCGGACGGGAGGCTCTCATGATCCTCGACGCGGGCCTGCTGAGGGGGTGGCCGAAGGAGCGTGCCGAGCTGTACGGCAAGCCCCACCTCGGAGCCCGCTACACGGGAGGGCGCTCCTACGAGCTGACGCAGCCCCGCTGCTGCGTGTGCGGCAGGCGTGCCACCAACTGCCACCACGTCGCGCAGCGCAGCTGGGGCCAGGAGTTCAGGCTCGTGACGCCGAACGGCACGTGGAACCTGAAAAGCCCGCTGTTCGCCCTGTGCGGCAGCGGCACGACCGGGTGCCACAACAAGTTCCACGGCGGCGCGGGGCTCAAGGCCGAGTGGCGGTGGCGCTCCGAGGCGTACGAGGAGGCGTGGTGGACGGGCCAGCTCCTGCAGGTCTACAGGCCGCACGACCCCGGCCTGTACGAGTACGGCTACTGGGCCATAACCGACCGATACGGAAACGAGATCATCCGAGAGGGGAAATGACGATGGAGGTCACCAACTGCGAGCAGTACGTGCTCGCCGAGCTGGACTACGAGCAGCGCCGCAACGAGCGCCTCGTGGCCGAGAACAACAAGCTGGCCAAGCAGCTCGACGCCATGACAAAGCGGGCCAAGAGCTACAAGGAGGCCCTCGACCGCCCCAAGACGCCCATCGAGGCGCTGGCCGACGAGGTCATGCGACAGGAGATGCTGACCCGCTTCTCCTACGCCGAGGTGACGGGCGTGGAGGACCTGTACACCGGAAAGCTGCTCGACTTCGACGAATGGTGCCACCAGGCGGTGCGTCTGAAGACACTGCCGGACGGCATCAGCGAGGAGGAACTCATCGGGTTCATGAGCGACGACCTCCGCACGCTCTATGACTACGAGGTGCATAAAAGTGGCAACCGAGATTAACCCACTCATCATCCCGTTCGACAGCCTACTGGTGACGAGGAGCAAACGGGAGTACCGAGAGACCGTCCAGGGCTGGGGCGAGGAGCCGTTCGAGCTCGAAGGCCTCGACGGCGTGACCACGGCGGTGCGCGGCAAGGGCTGCGTCATCTGGGTCAGCAAGAAGCTCAAAGGGCACGACCTCTACGGGCTCGCGGCACACGAGGCGACCCACGCGGCCTGCGACATGCTCGACATGATCGGAGAGGACGAGCCCGCCCCCGAGGAGCTGGCCTACATGGTGCAGTCCATCACCACGGGCATCATCATCGCCTGCGAGGGGGCGTGACGATGGCCGACCCCAAGGTGCTGCGGAAAACGCAGCTGCTGCGCCTGCTCGTGAACGAGCTGTGCGACGGCATCGAGGCCCGCGAGGCCAAGGAGTCGAACCTCCACACCTACCCGAGATTCGGCTACGGCGGCCTCGAGGACGGCCAGGGCAAGACCCAGATACAGAACGACATACGCAGGTGCAGGAGAACGCTCCTCGACCTGTGGAAGCTGATCGGGAGGCAGTGAAGATGGCTAGGAACGTCTACGGCGGCTACTGCCGCGAGTGCGGCAGGTGGACGCCTCCCGGGTTCGGGCACTTCGAGCGCCGGGGCCGAAAGTGGCTCGTCCACTGCGTCAAGTGCGCGAGCGGGCGCGAACTGCCGCCCGAGGGAGACCAGGCGGCGCAGGAAATGCAGAAGCACATCCAGAACATGAAGCGCGACGGGCGCTACGGAAAGAGAGGATACCGATGAACGACACCAAGAAGAACTAGACGACCGAGGAGACCTCGACCGTGAAGAAGGCCATGATCTCCCAGCCCATGGCGGGCAAGACCGACGAGGAGATCGTCGCCACGCGCAACCTCGCGGTGGCGAAGCTGCGCCAGATGGGCTACGAGGTCGTGAACACCTTATTCGATGACGAGTGGTACAGCGACGAGACCATGGAGGAGCGCGGCGTGGTGCAGGTCCCGCTGTGCTATCTCGCGAAGTCGCTCGAGAACATGAGCCTGTGCCACGCGGCCTACTTCGTGAAGGGCTGGGAGGACGCCCGCGGCTGCAAGATCGAGCACGAGGCCGCCGTGGCCTACGGGCTGGAGGTGCTCCATGAGTAGCGTCGACCCGGAGACGTTCAGCGTGGCGATGGCGCGGCTGCTGAAGGCGTTCAGCGATGTAGTCGAGACTGTCGCCGAGGTCCTGCGAGAGTGCATCGCCCGCGGGTTCAGGGACGCCGACAGGATCGTGAGGAAGCTCATGAAGAAGCTCGACCCGAGGTGGCAGCGCCGCCGCCGTCGCGCCCTCGCCCGCTCGCGCCGCAACAACCTGTACCTGAAGAGCATCGGGAGGTGCCGGTGATGGGCGGCAAGAGGCGATTCACCGATGAGCAGCTGCGCGAGCGCAGGAACCGCCAATGGTGGGAGTCCCGCGCCCGCTGCGGGTACGCGACAGTCTGCCCGGAGTGCGGGGGCTACACGCTCTCGCCCTCCGGCTACCACAGGGCGTGTTCCAAGAAGGCCGGCCTGGCACTGACGAGGGAGGCATCATGACCGACAGGTACGTTTTCAACCCGGACATCCACGAGGACTGGACGCCTCCCGCGCACCGGTGCGGGAACTGCGCCCACCACGAGCACGAGGTCGTCGAGGTCGAGTGCATCGCCGAGAACGGCAGCGAGCTCGCTGGGCCGACCGAGGGCACGTGCTGCTACTGCACGCACGACGGCAAGCACTTCATCACCGGCGACAACGACCACTGCGATTACTGGGAGGCACTGTGAGCGACCATCCGGAAATCATCGAGCCGATCAAGAAGATGCTCGAGAGCGGTGCCGTGCGCCCGGCCGTGAGCGCACGCGCCAAGGCCATACGTGCCGTCGGGTTTCTCGAGGGCATGAGCATGTGGCTCTGGCAGCAGGTCGGCCCCAACCTAGATGACGAGATAGCAGCTGAGTACGACAGGCGCGTGGCCGATATAGCGGAATATGTCAGCCTGCCGCCGATGGAGGGATGATGGCAATTATCGAAATGCCCAAGGGCGTGACCCCATCCATGATCCCCGAGTTTGCAACGCCCAACGAATGGGCCGAGGCTTTCAACGTGAGTGTGAGGACCGTCTACAGGATGTGCAAGGACGGGGAGCTAATGACCGTGAGGACGCCCGGCAGCATCCGCATCTGCCGCGACATGTCCTTTGTACTGCTGGGGCTAGATAGGTGATAGCAATGGCGAATATCGAGCTGCCCAAAGACGCCGAAGGGCGGGAGATCCCGCTTGATACGGCTGTGCTTTACAACAAGGACGGCAATGAGCTTTACACAGACAGAGCCACGTACATGCGACTGACCGAGGACTGGTGGTTCTTCGGACACTTCGGCTCGCATACCGATACTCATCGGATTGCGGCTGCCGACCTCTACCTTACCCCACCCGACAGCTGGGAGAGGCTGGAAGACGACTTGGACAGTTGTTGTGCCTCGACTCGGTACACGCCCTGTGCGTATCTCAACAAATCAAGCAACGATTGCGAGAAGTGCCTCGCCGACCCAAATAAAGAATGCATTGTCCAAATGGCAAAACACATCGCGCTGCGCATCCACAAGCTGAGGGGTGAGGACGAATGAGCTGCTTTTTCTGCGACGGCTCTCGCGTCATGTCAACATACGACGCTCCGCATAATGGCTGCCAAAACGTTCCGATTGGGACTATGGCACTGATGCGCGGATGCGGTGGTGAACCGATGGTCAAGGTTGAGCTGGATACCGAGATTGAGCTGAGTGTCTCGGCTGATGGAGCTGGCTATGGCACCACCAATGTAAGCGTGACGGCAGCGGGCTACATCAAGCACGTCAGATTTTGCCCTTTCTGTGGGAGAAAGCTGGGTGAGGACTGATGAGGCGTCAAAAGACGGTAGAGGCCTACACGTGCGACTGCTGCGGGGCAGAGATTGATGATAGGGCAGATGCGAGCATTACCGTTCGCAGCAATGGCGACATTTGCTACGAGTGGTGGGCTAAAGGCGATTATTGCGAGCGCTGCGCAGACATGCTGGTCGACGCGATTACGGCTGCAATTCCCGTGCCGGAGCGCTATGAGGATAAATTTCGCGATCAAGAAGCGTGCGTCGCGTGTGAGGTTGATCTGATTAACAAGCAGCGTCATTCGCCGCATCGAGGCTTTGAGGGGTGAGGGCGAATGATCACTGACGAACGGAGACGCAAGGTCGCGGCGGACCTTCGAGAACTCGCGGCGAACCGCCATTGCGTCGACGAGTTCATCGCGGCCGACACCGTCGGGTTCTGGCGTGGCGAGGCCACGGAGGGCTTCGATTCCGACAGCCTCATAGAGGTGGCAGACCTAATCGACCGTCCGATAGGCAGGCCTTTCATACCGGATGCAATGGAGGGCTATGTGTTTTGCCCGAGGTGCGGCGCGGAAATCGGCGAGTACGGCGTACCGAACTATTGCCACAAATGCGGGTTGGCGATCTCGAATGAAGGCTAAGCGCAATATCTACCTAGTCATGGACTACGGGGGCGATGAGATCAACCCGTGGGACCTGCCGTACATGGCGTTCGACGATGAGCAGGCCGCTGAACACTGCGTTGAGAAACATAAGGAGCGAATGAAGCTTGCGCCGGGCGAGGAGCCTATGTGCAACTGGGACCTGTACGACTTTTCCGCCGTCTGCACAATCCCGTTTCTCGTTGATGAGCAGACCTGCCAAAACGTCTACCGCGGCACCAGCAAGAACGGATTCGAGTGCTCCGTGTGCGGCGACAGAGTGGTGGATGCCGACGAATACGACATCTCGGGAACGTTCAACTTCTGCCCCTGCTGCGGTAGGAAGGTGGTAACGCGATGCTCGTAATCGAGAAGAAGGACGTGCCCGAGGGCTGCACGACATGCCTGTACTACCGCTTCAACGGGTGCGCCAACGCCGACCGCCAGAAGGACTGGATGCACTACCGCGTGTGGAATGGCCTCGAGCAGTGCCCGAGCTGGTGGCTCGACCAAAACCGGTTCGAGAGGGCGTGACGCGATGGCGACCGAATACGTTTTGGACGCCGACAAGATCGCCCACTGGAGAATCGACAACCACGTGCCGCTCAAGCAGCTGGCGCGTGAGGCCGGCGTCAACCTCAGCAGCCTGGGCCATGCCATCCGCGACGGCAGGGAAGTGAAGATGAACCTGCTGCTGAACCTCGCGGAGGCGATGGGCGAAGACCCGCGGGACATCGTGAGGAAGAAGGAGGAGAGATGAGATTCGAGATCACGGAGACCCACGTCGTGGACATTCCCGACGAGGAGCTCGATGCAGACAGGCCGCTCGAGGAGATTCTGGAGGAGATCAAGGACGATGCGCACTGGTTCATCGAGACCTACGAGCGCGAGGCATGGTGCAAGGAGGTGACCCGCCTTGGCCGCCAGCTGTGAGCCGGAGAGCGGCTACAACCTGCCGCCGGGATGCTTCGAGGGCGACCCGAGGGCACCGTGGAACAGGGAGGAGCCGAGGACCTGCGGCGAATGCTCGCACCTGCTCGAGGGATGCTGCGACTACGGCATCTGCGAGCTCGAGTTCGAGGAGGCGTTCGAGAGCGACCCGAACGTCGGGACGGACGACCCCGGCGCCGAGTGGCACGCGGCGTGCTGGGCTCGCAACTGGGTCGTCGAACACTACAAGGACATGCAGGAGGACACGTGCGAGCGATGCGACTGCTGACCGCCTCGGCGCTCGCCCTCCTGCTCGGTGTCCTGGCCGTCGAGGCCTGGACCGTTCGGATGCTCGCGACGGGGCTGGCCCTGCTGGCCCTGCTCGCCTGCGGTTAGGGGGCGTTCTTGAGAAACGTCAACTGGGGCTGCCTGCTCGTTCTGGCGGCGGCCCTGATCATTGATGCGGTGGCGGTGTGGGCGGCCGTGTCGCTCGCCCGCCTGTTGATTGGAGTTTGATATGCAGGATTGCGTTATCGTCGGCAGTGTCGCCACGTTCGACGCCGTGAGGCCCGACAAGGCACAGGCGCTGAAGGTGCTCGAGGAGGCATCCGGGGTCTACAACGCCTGGCAGGCGTGGAACGAGTACCCGGACGCGGAGGTCAAGGGCGAATGCGCCCAGGCGGTGATGGAAGAGTGCGCCAACGTCATCCAGGAGACGGCGAACCTGGCAAAAGCCATGGGGTGCGACGACATGCGCCTCGACATGATGGATTGCGAGGACAGGAACCGCAGGCGCGGGCGCATCACCGGCCTGAAGCCTTGCCCACATGCCAACGGGCGCGAGGGCTGCAAGCGCTTCGTGTTCGTGCCGATGCCCTCGCCTCGTGGGGTTCTGGGCAGGCTCAAGGCCAAGATCGGGGGCCTGAAGTGAACCGGATGCAGAAGATAATCGCCGCGGTCGTGTATATCGGAAGTATCGTGGCGGTGTCGTTGCTCGTGGTCGGTATCTGCTCCCTGCTCCTTCGCTGGGTTGCCGGTATCTGGGGCCTGATCTAGAGCCCTGAAGGCATGAGAAAAGGCCCATAGAAGCGATTCTAGGGGCCTTTTTGCTATCGGTGGTACTCTATGCCCTCGGTTATGGGTTCCTCGGCTGCTATGGCCTCCTCGAGCTCTGCCCTTGCATCCCTCAAGATCTTCAGGATCTCGGCCCACTGTTTCGGCTCTCGTGTTTCCATCGCTAGCCCTCCTCGTTGATTCTCGCAGTCCCCGGCACGACCTCGCACCAGCCTGCGTAGCCGTTCCGCCTGTGCCATGCGGTTATGGCGTCCTCCTCATTTGCCTTGCTGCCCGCCCTGTGTGTCGAGTAGTAGCTGTGCTCCCTCTCGTAAATGCCGCCGCAGCCTCCGTCGAAGCCTCCGCTGTACCTTATGATGCAGGTGTATCTCCTTGAGTTGTGCATTGCGCTCTCCTTAGCTGTAGGTGTCGCATATGCTCGGGGTTCCGTCCCATAGGGTCAGGGTTCGGTATCCCATGTGGAGCTCGGGGCGGCTTCCGTCCCGCGTCGAGTCGTGGAGCTTGAGGCGCTGCCCTCTCTCGCTCCTCTCCCTGCCCATCCATGGGTCGCTGGTGAAGCGACCGGGCACCGGGAGGTACTTGCGCTCCCACCCGTAGGGGTCTGCGCATCCCTCGAACGTGCCCTCTATGGGCCTGATCGTCGCTGTTTTCGCTGTGGCCCTGATGGTCTGGTAGAAACTCCCATCGCACTCGAAAATATCGCCCTGCTTTACCTTCATCGTCTGCCCCTCTCTAATGATCGGGGCAGAGCCTGTGGCCCTGCCCCTGTGCTGTCGCTATGCCGGGAGGAGGTTGCCCCTCGGGGCCTCCACGCGGCGACTCCTCACCGCGTCGCGGCCCTGCTGCATCCCTCGGCTTATGCTGTCGCCGTTGGAAGCCCGGAGGCCCCTCCTGTGGGAGTCCCGCAGGCCGAGGCCGTCGAAGTAGTCCTCGACCTCCTTCGGGCAGACGATCATCAGCTCGAAGCACTGCTTCTCGAGCTCCGCCCGCACCCCGGCGACGAACCCGATGACGAAGTTCGAGTAGGCGCCCGGGTCGGTGTAGGCGAAGTCCTGGTACTCGCCGGCGAGCCTGTGGCAGACCTCGAGCAGGTTCGTGTAGACGATCTCGGCCGCCTCGCTGTCGGCCTTGTAGCCGACGAAGTGGAACTCATACTTCCGCGCGGTCACCCGGTGCTGGTAGACCTTGCACCTGAAGTTGTCGGCGATCGCCAGCGCGAGGCTCGGAGCCCAGGCCTTCGAGGTGCTCCCGGTCGTGGTCTCGGCCACGCGCCTCACCTCGTCGGCAAGCTCCCACTCCTCCACGTCGTTGTCCGCGATGAGCTTTTGGGCCTTGAGGGCGAACTGGATCGCCTCGGCCTCGTTGCAGCCGTTCTCGACGCTGTGCTCGCGCAGCTTCTTGATCTTCTCGATGATCCTCTCTCGCTCCATCTTGTAGCCTCCTTAATGGGAGGGGCGAGGCCCCTCCCGGTAGTTGTCCGTTACTTTTCCCATAGGTAGCCGAATGCCTCGGCTATCCTCGGGATCTCGATTGCCCTCTTCGGCGTGAAGTAGGTCTCGCGCTCGAAGAAGTTCATGCCGTACTTCCTGTTGATCTCCTCGAGCTCTGCCAGGTTGAAGTAGCCCATCTCGGGGACCGCCCCGAAGACGAACCCGAATATGTCGCCCGTCTCCTCGTCGTACTCGGTGGCGTATAGGTCCCAGCCGTTTATGCAGCTGAACCAGTGGCCGTACACGATCGTGTCGGCCTTCTTGCCGTCCTGTGAGTAAAGGGGCGGGAGCTTCTTCCGCAGCTCTTTCGTGAGTAGCTTCTGCATGTTATGATCTCCTGTGTGTTGTCGTGGGAGGCCCCTTCTCGGGGCCTCCTGCTTGCCCTAGGCCGCCTGCTCTGCCGGTCTGATGGGGTTGACCTCGCCAATGTTCCAATCAATGGCCTTGGCGCTCTGCCATTTGCCTTGATCGTCCATGTAGTAGAAGCCATGCTTCCCGAAGTACTTTCTGACCTTCAAGGCCCCTGACTCGATGCCATCGGCTATAACCTGCTTTCGCAGATCTCGCACCATGTAAATAATGGCCTCCTCGTCGCTGTTGGTCTTGAATGCCTCGGTGATCTGTGCCAGCCAGTTATCGCAAGCCCTCATGATCTCCACCTGCTCGTAATCGGCTCGGGGGATCTCGTTTATCGCCCTGTGTTTCGTGGCCTCGACTGTGTATCTTCCCAAGCTCGGGTAGGCCATGTACTCGTTGACCAGCTTCAGGGCTGTAGCAAGCTCTAGGCCATCCTTTCGGCCCTGGGGGCCTTTCCTGAAGTATCCTCGGGCTCTCATGCCCTCCACAATGGCCAGGATCGTGTGGTTGCTGACAAGCTGACCACCTACCATCAGATCCAAAGATTGCTGCTCTGCCATCTTGTAACCTCCTCTATTCGGTTCTGAAGCTGCTTTGTTAGCTCTGTGGGCTTTTGTGCCCTCATTGCTGACAAGGACAATATACAGCAAAAACTATTCCCCTATTGCAGGTAATAATTATTGCCCTACTCTTCATAATTCATACATATATAATACTTGCCCTACAGCTATATGAATTGCTATATAATCTGCTGAAGATCTGACAGGGAAGGAGGTTTCGAGTGACACCGACAGAAGCGTTGAGGGAGATGCTCGACCGATCCGACACGAGCATGTACGCGCTATCGAAGGCCATGGGCAAATCGCCTATGTACATCAAGAACACGATCAAGCAGGGGTCGAACATCGGCTCCGCGACCTTGGCGGCGATGGCTTCTCACATGGGCTTTAAGCTGACGCTGAACGGGATGGGTGAACCCATCGAGATAACGGAGAGGAGCGAAGATGCCGACAGTGATCAAGGGCCAGCCGACGAGCGCCGAGATTCGTAGGCGCCTGAAGGACGAGGGGAGGCCCGTCGTGCTGTCCTGCTCGCTCGGCAAGGACTCGCTTGCGGCATGGGTCGCGCTCGAGGACGAGGGCATCGAGGTCGTGCCGATCTACTACTGGTCCATCCCCGGCCTTCCGATGGTCGAACAGAACGTGCGCACCATCGAGGGCGTGTTCGGCGTGAAGATCCACCAGTACCCGCACCCCAGATGGTCGAGGACGCTCAACAACTGTGTGTTCCAGAGCCCGGCGCATACCGACGTGATCGAGGCCGCGAACATGCCCGTGTACAGCTACGACGACATGCGCCCCTACATCCTTGAGGACCTCGGACTCCCGGAGGACACGTGGTTCTGCGACGGCGTGAGGGCCTGCGACAACCCGTACCGACGCGCGAGCCTGACCAAGCACGGCCTCATGAAGCTAAGCACGCGCAAGGCATCGGTCGTGGCGGACTGGACGAAGGCCGAAGTCATGGAGGCGATCGCCCGCAGGGGTATCGGCCTGCCGCCGGACTACGAGCTGTTCGGGCGCAGCTTCGACGGCCTCGACATGCGGTTCATGAAGCCGCTCCGAGAGCAGAGGCCCGATGACTTCGAGGTCGTCAAGAAGTGGTACCCGTTCATCGAGGCCGACGAGAAGAGGTGGGCGCACTATGGGCTTTAAGTTCGAGAAGCCGCAGAAGGCACGCAGGGAGGTCAGGGCGGCCGAGGAGGCGCAGCTGACCGACCACCAGAGGAGCTACCGAGACCGCGAGAAGCGCGAGGAGAAGCGCTTCCAGATGGCCGTCGACTCGGGCTTCTGGATCTGCTTCTGCTTCCACGACGCAGACGAGCGCGGGCGATTCGCGGACCTGGTCAAGGCCGATTCCGAGTGGTGGACGTTCGGTGACCTCGTCCGCCCCGTGTTCGAGGAGCGCATAGGCCTCCAGAACAAGAGGCAGTTCAAGCCCAAGGAGCAGAAGGGCACGCCCGCGCCCAACCCGCTCGACTCGGTCGAGACCACCGACAGCCTCGAGGATGACAGCTTCGCGGAGGCTGCGGCGATCCTCAAGGCGTTCGAGTCGCTCGAGGTCCTGCCGTACTACGAGAACGTCTGGAGCAGCGCGTACTACGTCGTGTGCGTGTTCCGCGACTCCGACGACCTCGAGAGCTTCATCAGGGAGTTCGCCATGGCGAAGTACGGAGACCTGTACATGGACGGCTCCAAGGTCCTCGAGGCCCTGGAGGGCTAAGGCCAATCTCACGCGCATAGGAGAATGTAGGCGTCCTTCGGGACGCCTTTTTTGTTCCCTAGAAACGAGAGGAGGCAGGCATGTTCGGTCGTATTCGCCGCGCAGCGGGAAACATCGCCAACCGAGTGCGCTCCGCGTTCAATCGCGGTCGCGGCAGCTCTTCCGGCCGCTCCTCCTACTAAGGGGGAACCCAGGGCCAGCGCGATCCTAGCGCGCTGGCCCTTTCCATCGACAGACCACACCAGAGAGGAGTGAACGAATGGCATCCAAGAGGGAGAAGCCCACGCTTCCCACCGATACCGACTGGCCGGCGGAGACAGTCACGTGGTTCAACGCGTGGCGCGACGACCGCTGCAGCGACCGCTGGGACGAGCGCCAGTGGCAATACGTCATGGACACCGCCATCGTCCACGCCCTCGTGTACGGCTCAAACGACTTCGGGGCGCTCGCGGAGCTCGACAAGCGCCTGCGCTTCATGGGCCTGACCTTCGAGGACTAGCCCATGAACGACGGAAACCTGATCAAGCCGAAGCGCGACCAGACCCCCGAGCAGCGCCGCGCGGCGGCGTCGAAGGCCGGCAAGGCCGCGGCGAAGAAGCGACGCGAGAAGAAGGAGCTGCAGGAGATCGCCAAGACCGTCCTGCATATGCCGTTCGAGGGCACGGACGCGGAACTGGACGAGCTGGAGGGAATGTCCTTCGAGGACTACCCGGACCGCAGGCTCACCGTGTCCGAGATAAGCGTGCTCAAGGTGGCCAAGAAGGCCATGCGCGGCGACATCGCCGCCCTGCAGTTCCTGCGCGACACCGCCGGCGAGAAGCCGGTCGAGAAGGTCGAGGTCGCCGCCGACGTGTCCGGCGCCTGCGAGGAGATCGGCAGGCTGATAGAGGCGAGGCGCAATGCCGACAAGGGCTGAACTCATCGACCTCGTGTACGACTGCCCCGCCGAGATAGCCGTGAAGCTCGGGTACGACAAGCTCACGAAGCTGCACAACGACTGGATCAGGGAGATGGTGTTCGGCACCGAGGACGAGACGATCCAGGCGCACCGAGGCTCATTCAAGACGACATGCCTGCACATCTCGTTCGCGTTCATCCTCGTGCTGTTCCCCGGCGAGCGCGTCATCTTCATGCGCAAGACCGACGACGACGTGGCGGAGGTCATGACGGCGACCGCCAACGTCCTGAGCTCCGGGTGGTTCCGGGCGCTCGCGCGGATGCTCTACGGCACCGAGCTGGTGCTGACCCGCGCCACGCAGTCGGCGGTGTCGACGAACCTCAAGCAGGGCGTGTCGGGCGCACCCCAGCTCCTCGGGCTCGGATGCGGCGCCTCGCTCACGGGCAAGCACGCCGACAAGGTGTTCACGGACGACATCATCAACCTGAAGGACCGCGTCTCGGCGGCGGAGCGCGAGCGCATCAAGCTGATATACCAGGAGCTCCAGAACATCCGCAACCGAGGCGGGCGCATCTTCAACACGGGCACGCCATGGCACAAGGACGATGCCTTCCAGCTGATGCCCAACATCCGCCGGTGGAGCTGCTTCGAGACGGGCCTCATGACACGCGATGAGATAGAGCGCATCAGGGAGAGCATGTCACCGTCCCTGTTCGCGGCCAACTACGAGCTGAAGCACATCGCCGACGAGGACGCCATGTTCACCAACGCGCAGTTCTTCGGAGACCCGGCCATGCTCCACGACGGCATAGGCCACATCGACGCGAGCTACGGCGGCGAGGACTACACCGCCTTCACCTGCATCATGGAGAGGGACGGCATCTGGTACGCCCACATCCGCATGTGGCACAGGCATGTGGACGACTGCCTCGGGGAGATCCTGAAGGAATGCAAGGCCCTGCGCATAGGCAGCATCTTCTGCGAGACGAACGCGGACAAGGGCTACCTGCGCAAGTCCATCATCAAGAAGGGGCACCCGTGCTGCGCCTACTCGGAGTCCGAGAACAAGTACATCAAGATCAGCACGCACCTGCGCAGCCAGTGGGCAAACGTGAGGTTCCTCGACTGCGACGGCTACCCGCTCGACTCGGAGGCCCTCAACCAGGTGCTCGACTACAGCGAGAACGCGGCGCACGACGACATGCCCGACTCCTTGGCAAGCGCCATAAGGCAGTGGCAGAGCAAGCCCGCGCTCAAGTTCTTCAAGGGAGGTATCTAAGTGTCACACGAGTTCCATTCGTTCTACTACGACCAGATGCAGCGGGAGCCGTCCACAGACGACTTCCGCCTGCCGGCCGGGACCGAGATGACCGAGGGGCTGCTCCAGCGCCTGGTCGACGAGTTCGAGCATGACCACAAGCCGCGCTACGAGTACCTGGACAAGGTGTACGACACGCACTACGCGATCTTCGACCGGTCATGGCGGAGGAAGCCCGACTACAAGCCGGACAACCGCCTGTCCGCCGACTTCTGCTACACCATCACGGACACGTTCGAGGGCTACTACATCGGCGTGCCCATGACGCTTTCGGTCAAGGGAGACGACGACGGGCGCAAGAAGGCCGCGGAGGCGTTCATCGCCGACTATACGGCGAGAAACTTCCAAGAGGACGTGGACGCCGAGCTGTCGGAGATGGCGTCGAAGTTCGGCCACGCCTACGAGATGCTGTACCAAGACGACGAGGGCCTGCCGCGCTCCGTCGCGGTGTCCCCGCTCACGGCGTTCATGGTCTACGACGACTCCGTGCTGAAGCGCCCCATGTTCTTCGTCCGCTGGTTCTACGGCGACGACGGCGAGATCAAGGGCAGCTATTCCGATGCCCACGAGGTCGTGCCGTTCAGGCGCGGCGATGCCGGCCTGGTGTTCGGCGAGGCCGAGGGCCACAGCTTCGGCAGCGTGCCGGCCGTCGACTTCCGCCAGAACACCAAGGGGCGCGGCCTCTACGAGGGCGTGCTCTCCATGGTCGAGCAGTACAACGCGGTGCTGTCCGAGAAGGGCAACGACGTAGAGTACTTCAGCGACTGCTACATGGTCGTGAAGGGCAAGGAGCTCGACGAGGACGAGATAGAGAACATCCGCGAGAACAGGATCATCAACCTGTTCGGCGACTCGCTGGAGGGCCTCGACGTGCTGTTTTTGGCGAAGCCCAACGCCGACTCCGTGCAGGAGAACCTCATCAACCGCCTCGAGCAGCTGATCTTCAAGATGGCGATGGTGCCCGACATCACCTCCGACAGCTTCGTCACCGCCTCCGGCATAGCGCTCAAGATGCGGATGATGCCCATGAGCAACCTCGCCCGCAAGAAAGACCGCAAGTTCAAGCGCGGCGTGCAGGAGCGGCTGAAGCTCCTGGCCGCCTACCCGTTGAGCCAGGGCTTCAGCGGCGACGACTGGAAGGCGGTCGAGGTGACCATGCACCGCAACATGCCGGACGACCTGGAATCCGAGGCGGGCGTCGCCGGGCAGCTGTCCGGCATCGTGTCCGAGGAGACGCAGCTTTCCGTGCTCTCCTGCGTGAGCGACCCGAAGGCCGAGATGCGGCGCAAGCGCGAGGAGCAGGACGAGAAGGCAGACGCGATAAGCGGTGGTATGCCGACCAACAGGACGGCGCCGCACGACGAGAACCAAGACGAGGAAGGGACGAACGATGAAGGTAGCGATCTATAACCGAGGCAGGCAGCTGGCAATCCGAGAGCAGCCGAGCGCAGACGCCGCGGTAATCGGCAGCATCGGAAGCGGGTGCGCCATGCGCGTCGAGGACGCGGCACCCGGATGGTTCGAGCTGCTCGGCGGCGGGTACATCAACGCCGCCTTCGTCACAGTCGGCACGCTGATGGACGAGACGACGTACACCGTCAGCGAGCGGTGGAAGGAGCCCAAGGAAAAGCCGGCCGGGCAGGAGGCCGCGACCGCCGAGCCCGGGCGCGACGAGCCGGAGCCCGACGATGACGGCGGCGACACGCTGAAGGCCATGAAGCTCAACGAGCTCCACGAGCTCGCGAAGGGAAGCGGCATCGCGCTACCCAAGAACGCGACCAAGGCCCAGATCATCGAGCTCCTGATGGGCAGCGATGAGTAAGCCGAACGACGAGTACTGGCGCGAGCGCAGGGACGAGTTCCTGATCCAGCTGGAGAGGGACGAGACGGCCCTGCGCGGGCGGCTCGAGAAGGTGTACGCCAGCGAGGCGGCGAAGCTCGACCGCCTCATAGCCGCCTACTACGCCAAGTACGGCGAGGACAAGGTCATCGAGTACCGCAGGCTGCTGCAGTCCATCAGCGCCGAGGACAAGACCCTGCTCATGGAGCGCATGGACGAGTTTGCGCGGAAGTACCCGCAATACGCCGACCTCATGCCGGTGCGCGAGTCCATCTACCGGCTCAACGAGCTCGAGGCCATCCAGATGCAGATACGCCTGCAGCAGTACGAGATCGGGGCAATCGAGCGCACGGAGCTCGAGCGCCACTTCACCGAGCAGGCCCGACGCGCGGCGAACATCGCCGCCGAGGAGCTGGGCTTCGGGAGGGACTTCTACAGCTACAACTCCGAGCTCGTCAAGGCAACCGTCGGGGCGGCGTGGGCGTCCGGCGGAGACTTCTCCGCGCGGATATGGGCGAACCGCGAGAAGCTGGCGGGATACCTCAACGACGAGTTCTCGAAGCTGGTGGCACGCGGCGTCTCCTACGACGAGGTCTCGCGCGAGCTCCGCACGAGGCTGAACCACAGCGGCACGCGCACGGCGATGCGCCTCGTGTACACGGAGGGCACGTACCTCTTCAACGAGGCGCAGGCCAGAGTCCACGAGCAGGACTTCGACTGCTACGCGATCAGCTGCATCCACGACGGAAAGGCCTGTAAGGCGTGCCGAGACCTCGAGGCCTACCAGAAGCAGCACCCGGCCAAGCTGTCCGAGCGGATGCCCGGGACGAACTTCCCGCCGATGCACCCGTGGTGCCGCTGCTCCTACACCGTCGAGGTCGAGGACTGGGACGAGTGGATAGACGGCTACGTGCGGAAGCGCGGCGGGGACTCGGCGACCCACGCGATGCGCCTGCGCTCCGACGCCATGGTGCGCGAGCCCGACACCACGTCGTTCCTGCAATCGCTCCAACGCGCCGGCTCGCTGCTGTCGGGCCTCGAGTTCAGGCTGAAGGGGCAGCAGTCCCTCGCGCGGAAGATACGCACGGACTCGCACAAGGACGTGGTGACGGAGCAGGAGGCGGCTGACGGCATCCATGACGTGCTGAGGTACACCTACAGCCTTCAGGCGGAGAGCTTCGCCGACGAGTTCGCCCGCATCAGGGCCGCGCTCGAGAAGGCGGGATATACTGTCGTCAAGGTCAAGAACACGCTGAAGGACACCGGGGTGACGTACCGCGGCGTCAACTGCCAGTTCGAGACGCCGGACGGCTTCAAGTTCGAGCTCCAGTTCCACACGCCCGAATCGCTGGCGCTGAAGGAGAACGAGCTGCACAAGCTCTACGAGGAGGCCCGGCTTCCCGATACCGACCCGAAGCGCAGGGCGGAGCTGGTCCGGCGCATGATAGAGCTGTCCGACGGGCTGGCGACCCCGCCGAATATCGAGGAGGTGCGCAAATGACCTACTACACCGACGAGTCGGGCAGGCGCGTCTCGCGCATCGACCTGAAGGCCGGAACCGCCGAGACCTACAACTTCACGCTCGGGCGCTGGCACGACGACACGGAGCTGTGGGACGTGCTCATAGGCGAGCTATGGCTCGAGGAGATAGGCCGGGACGAGGCCGAGGAGATAATCCGCAGGCGCGACAAGGCAATCCACCGATAGAACCGAATACCCATCTCACCGCCACGGTAGAACGGAGCCCCCACACGGGGGCTTTTCTTTTGCCGATTGGAGGAGACGTGATCAGGGTCGAGTACATCACGCGCCGGGGATGCCCCGCGTGCGAGGCCTACCGGAAGGCGGTCATCGAACCGCTCGCATCCGAATACCCGGGGCAGGTGCGCGAGCACTGGGCATGGGACGGCCTCATGGAGAGGCTGAACGACGCGAAGCGCATAACGCGAGTCCCCATGGTGGTGCTCACGGACGACGGCGAGGAGGCCATGCGCTTCGCCGGCCTACCGACGCTCGAATGCCTCGAGGACGCGCTAGACCCCTCGTAGCGGTCGAATCTCACGCACGCGGGACACTAGCCGGGTCAAAGACCGACCGAGCGTTGAAGTCGCTAAAAGCCACGGCATCGGGCAGGCGTGGAACCCGCTAAAAGCTACGGAAACACGTGCAGGCATGAGCCACGAGAAACCTTATGGAGGGTGCGAAGACATGGCGAAAGACGGAAACCGACAGAAGTTCGCGGACATCGCGGGAGGCAATCAGACACCGCCGCAGGGCGGCGGAACCGACCCCGCAGGCGACGGCACCGAGGGAGCCGAGGGCGACGACGGCGAGGGCCGCGAGCCCGGCGACGACGGCGCAGACACCAAGCCGGCAGGCAAGACCTACACCGACGACGAGGTGAACGCGATCGTCCAGCAGAAGCTCGCACGCGAGAGCAAGAAGCTCGAGAAGCGCATCCGCGAGGAGCTGGCGCAGCAGGCCGACGACAAGCGCAGCGAGGCCGAGAAGCTGGCGGGCATGAACGACCTCCAGCGTGCCCAGTACGAGCTGAAGAAGGCCCAGGGCGAGAAGGCCGCACTCGAGCGCCGCATCAACCTGTCCGAGCAGATGGGCGTCGCGCGTTCGGAGCTCAAGGCCGCTGGCATCGACCTCGGCGACGAGCTTTTGTCCATGTTCGTGACGGAGAAGGCCGACGACACCAACGCCGCCATCTCCAAGATCAAGGAGCTCTTCCCCAAGGCGGTAGACGCCGCCGTGCAGGAGGCCCTCAAGCGACAGCCCCCGAAGGACGGCGCAGGCGGCAAGCCGCAGCAGTCCTACGCGGCCAAGTTCGCATCCGATTACAGCAACCGAATGAACGGAGGAAAGAAAGATGGCGCTCAATAAGGCGTTCACCTACGGCGAGTCCGAAAGCATCCTCGATTCCGAGGTGGGCATCGTCGCAAAGACCCGCACCGCCACGCAGGCCATGGCAAAGGATGCCGACGGCCGCAAGATCATCAAGGCGGGAGCCCTCTACACGGGCACGTCCGAGTTCGGCGTGTTCCTCGAGGACTACGACATGACCGACACCGACAAGTGCCCGGCCGCAATCATCTTCCAGGGCCGACTCAAGGCCGACAAGGTATCCGACGAGGCCAAGGATAAGAAGACGGCCCTTGCCGCCGCAGGCCTCTACCTGGTTTAACGAAAGGAGAATCGGAACATGCGACTCATTTCCGACCTCATCACCGAGCGCGAGATGCTCGATTTCTCTCAGGGCTTCAACGTCCAGCGCAACTACACCGGCTCCCGCCTGCTCCCCGACCGCAAGACGCAGTACATCGAGGCCGAGTACACCCGCCTCGCCGAGAACGGCAACCTGCCCACCGTGGCAATGATCCACGGCTTCGACACCGAGGCCCACATCGGCTCCCGCGTCCCCTTCGAGCGCGTCGAGACCGAGTCCCTGCTCATCAAGGAGAAGATCAACCTCTCCGAGCGCCTGCGCCGCATCACCCGCGGCCTCGACATGCAGATGGACTCCGTCCGCCGCTACGTGTTCGACGACATCGCACGAACCGCCGAGTCCGTCGTCTCCCGCGTCGAGAAGGCCAAGATGGAGGCCATCGCCACGGGCAAGATGACCATCAACGAGAACAACGTGTCCATGGTTGTCGATTTCGGCGTCCCGGACGACCAGAAGGTGACCGCCAAGTGGGCCGTCGCCGGAGCCGACATCCTCGGCGACATCGACACGTGGGTGACCATCGCCAACGGCAAGGGCCAGACCCCCACCGTGGCGCTCACCTCCAAGAAGGTGTTCTCCCTCATCCAGCGCAACGCCTCCGTGCAGAAGGCCATCTTCGGCGTGAACGGCACCGGCGTCCTGCCGAGCCTCGCGCAGGTGAACAACCTGCTCGCCCAGCAGTTCGACGGCCTCACCGTGCAGATCGACGAGGAGCGCTACGGCATCATCGACTCCGCCGAGAAACCGATGACCGTGACGCAGGGCCGCTTCTTCCCCGAGGACAAGTTCGTCCTGCTCTCCACGGGCTACGACGGCTCCGTGGGCACCGGCCTCTGGGGCGTCACCCCCGAGGAGCTCGAGCAGGGCGGCGCGTTCGACGAGAAGCGCCAGCAGCAGTTCGTCACCTGCACCCGCTGGGATACCCCCGACCCCGTGGCGACATGGACGAAGGCCTCCGGCGTGTTCATCCCCGTGCTCCCCAACGTCTACGGCCACATCATCGCGACCATCGACACGACTTCCGCCGCATCCGCCGACGGCCTGGACGGCTAGCCATGGCCGGCCTCGTAGACCGCGTGAAGGCGCGTTACCTGCCCGACGAGGCGGTTCCCGAGGACTCCGCCATCGAGGAGATGCTCAAGACGGTCTCCGACCGCCTGCTCATCCGCCTCAAGGTCGAATCCCTCCCGGCGCTGGCCGAGTCCATCGCGGTTGACGCCGCCGTGAAGGCCCTGCGCCTGCGCGGCTACGAGGGCAGTTCCTCCGAGTCGGCATCGGACGGCGGCAGCATGTCCAACTCGTTCATCGACGACGTGCTGTCCGCCTACTCGGCCGACATCGAGGCCCTGCGCGACGTCTGCCGACCCAAGGGGATCAAGTTCATGGGGGCGCGTCGATGAAGTGGTACAGGGCCAAGGCGTTCAGGCGCGAGCAGACCGGCGTCGACGAGTTGCGCAACCCCGTCTGCTCGACCGTCGAGGCGTTCGACTTCTTCGTGCGCCTCGGCCCCTTCCACGGCGTACGCAACGGAACCGAGGGGAACGCGTTCGACAGCGTATCGCGCTCCCTGCTGACCAAGCGCCCCAGCTCCGACTTCGACGGGGTCTGCAACGTCGAGGTCAAGGGCTGCGCCTACGGGGTCGAGAACGTCATGCGCGACGGCGACACGACCGTCGTGAGCGTGAAGAGGTGCAAGCCATGGGCCTCGTGATACGCGACGTCAACGACCTCGCGGGGAAGCTGAACCGCCTGTCGCACGTGAGGTTCGAGGCCGTGGTCATCAAGAACATGACCCAGACCTACAACCGCGGCAAGGCGAACGGCGGAACCCCTGTAGATACCGGTGAGCTCCGCATGTCCCTCGGGCAGTCCGGCGACACCGTCGGATATGCGAAGGACTACGCGCCCCACGTCGAATACGGCCACCGCACGGTGAACGGCGGCTACGTGGAGGGGCAGCGCTTCCTCCAGCGCAACGTCAGGGCGCAGGAGCCGATATTCAGGCAAGACCTAATCGACCAGCTACGGAAGCTCTAGGGAGGGTGCGATGATTCAGCGACTAAGCCTCGCGGTGTTCCTCGGGTGCCTCATCGAGGCCATCGAGGACGGGACGGGCGTCAAGTGCTACGACAGCCCCGAGAACCGCGAATCGCCGCTCTACAGCGTCGAGCTGCAGTCAACGCAGCCCGAGAACACCAAGACCATGTACATCGACGCGGTCACCGTCTGGGTGCACTGCATCAGCGAGCCCGTGCGCCCGTACAGCAACGCGAAGGTGCTCGGCATGGTGCAGCAGCTCGAGCAGGCGCTCATGGAGGGCTTCGAGCTCCCGGCGCCGTTCAGCCTCTACCGCACCACCTGCAACGGCGTGCAGACCATCAAGAAAGACGAGACCAACGAGGGCCACGCGATCGCGGAGTTCACGTTCCGCGTCTGCTATGGCCTCCGCGTCAAGAACTAGAAAGAAGGAACCGAGATGTCTACTGCTCAGCAGGACACCAACCTCATCGGCTGCGACTTCGACGCAGCGACCGCCAAGGCTATCAGCGGCAACGACATCGTTGCCCTCGTCACCGACAAGACCGGAACCGAGTTGCTTGCCGTGAGCGGCCAGCAGGGCCTCAGCTTCAACATGAGCCAGGACAACACGGAGGCGGCCACCAAGGACGACGCCATCGGCGGCTGGACGCTGAAGTTCGGAAGCTCCAAAAGCTGGGACGCTTCAATCGACGGCCTCTACTCGCCCGACGACAAGGCGACCAAGGCCGTCGCGAAGGCCCTCGCCGACAGCGAGTACCTGTGCCTGAAGATCTGCAAGCGCGTCCGCACCACCGCGAACACCAAGTACATCCCGCTGCGCATGGGACTCGCGCTCGTGTCCTCCGACAACTTCGAGGCACCGAACGACGACAACACCACCTACTCCATGGAGTTCCAGGGCACGGGCAAGCCGTGGCTCTACGAGACCGCCACGGAGGAGCAGATCACCGCTGCAACCATCACCGTCAACAACAGCTAAGGAGCAGACGAATGGCAGAAGAGAAGGACTTCGACGATTTTATCGAGTGCGATGAGACCTGCGAGGAGCTGGAAGACGCCCTCGAAGACAGCACCAAAGAGGTGTTCAAAGGCGAGCTTGAGCAGGACATCGACGAGATGGAACGCGCAACGTTCACCATCAAGGGCCGCGAGTGCGAGATCGCCTTCACGCGAAAGCGCATCGACCTATACGAGGAGCGCCACGCGCCCATCATCGCGTCTTTCTACAAGAACGACGGCATTTTCACGTTCAAGGAGCTTTCCGCAATCGCAGGCTACGGCCTGAAGCTCGTCGGCGGCGGCTACTTCATCCCGAACAAGGGCGAGGAGATCGTCAACAAGCTGATTGAGGCGAACGGCTACCCGGCCGTGTTCCAGGCCGTGATGACGGCCCTTCAGCGCGACTGCGCTTTTTTATTCATGGGCGCAGGGAACTAGCCCTAACGCGCCTGACCGGCTTCGACTACTTCACCGCCAAGCCGAGGCAGGGCGAGGACGCGCGGGACGCCTCCCTGTTCAGCAGGGAGACCGATTTCGCCTTCTTCGCCGCCCGGCTCGGCTGGGACTACGAGCAATACGCGCAGCACACGCCCGTACAGCTCGCCTTCGTGCGCAAGGAACTTGAGACCGTCACCGTGAACGAGTCGAACCTGCTCAAAGACGCCGTTCAGGTGGCGGTGGCCAACTGCCTCTCCAAGAAGCGCTACAGGCTCTGGAAGAGGCACAACGGCGAGTTCCGCGAGGACTCCTTCACCTACGAGGAGATCGACGCACTGAAGGAGCAATACCGAAAGAACCCGCCATGGACGCCCTGGGGAGGAGGCAACCGAAATGGCTGATTACGTTCTCTCCGCAAAGGGAACCTACGACGGCTCGAACTTCGACTCGGGCGTCGACAACTCCGCATCGAGGCTCAAGGGCCTCAAGGACACGGCAGCCGGCGTCGGCTCGCAGGTCGCCGGCTTCTTCGCCGAAAGCTTCGGGAGCGTGGCGAAGTCCATCGGGACCGCCATCGGCACCGTCACCGCGGGAGTCACGACCCTCGCGGCCACGGGCGGCATGAGCCGCGCCCTCAACATCGAGAAGGCCCAGACGATGTTCAAGGGCATGAAGCTCCAATGGAGCGACTTCTACGGGACAATCCAGAAATCGGTCGACGGCACGGCCTACGGCTTCGACACTGCCGCGCAGGCGTGCGCACAGCTCGCCGCATCCGGCGTAGCCGCCGGCGGCGACATGGAGAAGGCCCTCAACGGCTGCGTCGGCACCGCCGCCACGTTCGGGCAGGACCTGGGAGACCTCTCGGGCATCTGGGCGAAGGTCGCGGCCTCCGGCAAGCTCACGGGCGAACAGGTCGCGCAGTTCACCGACCGAGGAATCAACGCGGTCTCGACGCTCGCGACATATCTCGGCAAGACGACCGACGAGGTCTCGGCGATGGTCACCTCGGGCAAAATCGACTTCCAGACGTTCTCGGATGCCATGTACTCCGCCTTCGGCGATTCAGCCAAGGCCGCAAACGAGACCTTCACCGGCTCCATGGCCAACATGAAGGCCGCTCTGTCCAAGATCGGCCAGGACTGGATGACGCCGCTCAAGGACTCCGCAATCCCCGTATTCAACTCAATCCGAGGCGTGCTGAACTCCTGCCGCGCCGCACTCAAGCCGCTCTCCGAGGCGTTCGGCGAGTTCCTCGGCGTCACCTACGACGCCGAGGGCAACCTGACGCGAACCGGCGGAGTGGTCGAGAAGCTGTGCGGCTTCCTAGACGGCCTCGCGGAGAAGATTCAGGGCGTGGACCTCTCGAAGCTCGGGACTGGCGGCAAACTCGCCGCCGCCGGCCTTGCTGGCCTCGCCGCCGTGTCGCTGGGCGGCCTGATCGGGCAGATTCCCGTGCTCGGGGCTCTCGTCAACTCCTTCACGGGCGGCATCGTGCCGGCGCTCAAGGGCGTCGCGACCGGTTTCGCCGCCCTGTCGGCCCCGGCAGCCGTCGCGGTCGCGGCAATCGCCGCGTTTGCCGCCGCCTTCGCCTACTGCTACGCCACGAACGAGCAGTTCCGGGACTCGGTCAACGGCCTCGTCGGCAGCATCGCCTCGTCGCTCGCCCCGGCGCTCCAGAGCCTCACCGGCCTCATAGGGCCGCTGCAGACGCTGTTCGGCTCGGTGTGCGGCGCCGTGATGCAGCTGTCGACCGCGTTCCTCGTCATCGTCGCCGCGGTGGCACCGCTCGTCGCGACGATAGTTTCGAGCCTCGTCCCCATTCTCGGGACGATCATCGAGGCCGTCGCGCAGGTCGTCGACAGCGTCACCGCGACCGTCGCCCCGGTCATCCAGCAGATAACGGACCTGATAACGGCAAATATGCCGGTCATCCAGTCGATAATCACCGACACGTGTACGCTCATCCAGACCATCATCACGACGGTCATGCCCGTCATCCTCGAGATGGTCAGCGCCACCATGGCGGCCATCCAGGCGGTAATCGACGCGGTCTGGCCGTATATCTCGGCCATCGTGACGTCGGCCATGCAGATCATCCAGGACATCATCACGGTCGTCCTCGGAGTCATCAACGGCGACTGGAGCGCGGTCTGGACGGCGGTTCAGGACATAGCGCTGAACGTCTGGACCATCATCCAGAACCTCATTAGCGGCTACATGGCCTACATCCAGGCGCTCATCCAAAGCGGCCTCGCGGCCATCCAGAGCGTGTGGAGCGCTATCTGGTCGGTTGTCGGGAGCGTGCTGTCGAATATCTGGAACACGATCAAGAACGTGGTCAGCAGCGCTATCAACACGGTCCGCTCCGTCATATCCGGCGCCCTCTCGACGATTCAGTCGATTTGGTCGTCGGCATGGAACGCCGTCACGAGCACGCTGAGCAACGCATGGAACAACATCCGCAACGGCGTATCGAGCGGCATCAGCGCTGTCGTGAGCTTCGTGTCCTCTATTCCGGGCCGCATCGTGAGCGCCCTCGGAAACCTCGGCTCGCTGCTCTACAGTGCCGGCAGCTCCATCGTGAGCGGCCTGCTCAACGGCATCAAGTCGAGTATCGGCGGCGTGTACGACTTCGTATCCGGCATCGCCGGAACGATCGCGAGCCTGAAAGGCCCGAAGCGCAAGGACTTGAGGCTCCTGATCCCCAACGGCGGCTGGATCATGCAGTCGCTCGAAACGGGCCTGAAGAAGCGCTTCGAGGGCGTGAAGACCACCGTATCGGGCTTCGCCGACGACCTGAGCATGTCATTCGGCGGAAACAGCGTCACCTACGAGACGGGGGCGGCCGCAGCCGTCGGCTCGGTCTCGGGCGGCGACACCTATTACCTGACCGTAGACGGGAACACCGCAAGCGCCGACGTGGCCGTTGCGAACGCCATCGACGTGCTCGTCGATGCGGCCCGCCGCTCGTCCACAGCGAGGAGGTAACCCGTGGGAGAGCACACAAGAGAGATACAGATCGCGGGCCTCAACCGCTGGTACCGCGGATACATCTCGGTAGACAAGGCTTGGAGCGTCGATGACACCACCAGGCGCATCAGGGTGACTGCCGCAATCGACGACAAGTACGCCGCCGAGTACGGCACCCACTACGACGTCCTCGTGAACGGCAAAACGCACCGCTCGTACGACGTGCTGCTGAACAACTACGGCAACTGGGCGACCAGAAGCTCCGTCACGTTCGATGTGGACGTGCCGAGAGGGGCCGAGGACTGGGACTGCGCGGTACAGGTGCACGTCTACGGCAAGATGTACAACAACTACTACGGCTCGGCAGGCGGCGACGCCTGGGCTACGGTCTACACGAAGGTCCCGCAGCGCGGGTACTCGCAGCCCCACCCGCCAAAGAACTGCAAGCTCGAGCGCGTCTCCGATACCAGCCAGAGCATCACGTGGGAGCACGACTACACGGGCATGGACGGGGCGTACCCGTGGGCGGGCGTCTACGTTGACCGACGCACGGACGACGGCTCGTGGGTCAACATCGCCGACGTGTCGTGGGACCGAGAGAACTATTCCGACACGTCGACCGCCGCCGGGCACAAGTACGAATACCGGCTGTGCGCCCACGGCCCGGGCGGTAACTCCGAGCACGTGTCCGTCGGGGCGACCTACACCACGCCGAACGCGCCCACGCGCGTCGAGGCCGTCAAGGCGGGCGCGTCCGAGGTCACGCTGAGGGTGTACGGCGCGGCGGCGTATGCGAACGCATGGTCCGTGCAGCGCTCGACGGACGGCGGTTCCGCATGGAAGGACATAGCGACCACGAGCGAGGGCGAAGACCCCGCATGGCTCGACCTCCATGACAAGTCTGCGCCGGCCGGCACGGTCGTTTACCGTGTGAAGGCGATGAGGGGCTCGCTCGCGTCGGCGTGGGTGAAGTCGAACCCGGTCACGACGATCACGCCCCCGCTGGCCCCAAAGGTCACGGGACTGCAGAGCGTCTACCCGCGCCACGACAACACGACGAACATGGTCAGTTGGACTCCGAATCATCCCGACGGCAGCGCCCAAAGCGCCGCCCAGGTGGAGTTCACGCACCCGGACGGCACGGTATCGACCGTCGGCATCGAGTCGTCCGCCTCGCGCTGCGCATTCGTGGCGAAATACGACGGAAGCTGGAAGGTGCGCGTTCGCACCAAGGGCCTCCACGCCGACTGGGGCGCATGGTCGCCGTACGCGGCCTTCCTGGTCGCGGACTACCCCTCGTGCTGGGTTGAGTCGCCCGGAACCGACGGAGTGCTGATCGACTCGGTGCCGATGACCGTCAAGGTCTCCGCATCGGACGAGACCGGCATCGCCAGCGCGACCATCACGCTGTCCGAGGTCGGAGGCCCAACTGTCGCCACCTCCGACATCACGGACCTCAAGCCCGTCGAGTTCGGAAGCTACGCGACCGTTAAGAACGGCATCGACTACCTGATAACGCTCACGGTTACCGGCGGTTCCGGCCTATCCAAGACCGCCACGCGCCGGTTCAAGACGCATTGGGCCGAGCCAGCGACCCCCGTCGTCACGGTGACATACGGCGACGACTTCACGTGCCATGTGAAGGTCGAGAACGGCGTCTCGGCATACAACGTCGAGGAGACGACGCTGCTAGGCCCCATGGCCTACGACGAGGACACCGGCGAGATACCGATGCTCGGCACCATCACGTGCGACGGCGACGAGCTCGTGCTTGGCGACGCGGCGAAATGCGTCGGCTTCGTCGTCGAACGGGTGCTCGACGAGGGTAACCACGTCCTGACGTCCAGCCTCCTTGACGCCCAGGAGACGATCGACCGCGTGCCCCCGCTGAACTCGGACTTCAAGTACCGCGCGACCGGAACAGCCGCGAACGGCACGTCGTCGTTCTCCGAGGCGAAGGCCAACCTGCACGCCGAGGGCATGGCGCTCAACTTCGGGCAGGACGCCTCGACGCTGCTCAAGATGGAGCTCAACGCCGAGTACTCGACATCCGCCGCACGCAGCTTCAACAGCTTCCACTTCGCGGACGGCGGGGCGAACGGCGGCCTCCCGCAGTCCTACGCGCTCGACGAGTCCGACCTCGCGACATCCGCCTCGTGTCTGCTCAAGCGTGACGGCCATGACCTGCTCCGCAGGATCATGCGCACGCAGTGGCAGGGATGGTGGCGCGGCCTCGCGGGAGAGCGGGCGTTCGGCGCGATGACGTTCAACGAGTCGACCAAGTCGGCCGGGCTATGGTCCGCCTCCGTAAAGGTCGAGCACGACGTATTCGAGGAGCCGAGCAATGCCTGATTGGAAGAAGCGCTTCGCAGCGTCGTACAGATACATGCGCGTGGACAGAAAGACCGGTCTCGACGTCGAGCGGCTGAGGAACATCAGGAACGGCGGGAGCATCGAGCGCAACCAGGACACCAGCTACGAGACCGGCAAGGTCGAATACCTCGGCGGGCTCGATCTCGGTAGCGACCTGCTGCGAATCTACCTGGATACCGAGTTCCCGGACGGCACAACGGCAACCGAGCCGCTCGGCACGTTCGTGGTCTCCACGCCCAAGCGCTCCACTGGATACAACTCGTCCGAGGCGGACCTGTCCGGCAGGCTGTCCGAGGTCGCCGAGGACGAGTTCGACGCCCCGCGTTCGCTGGCGGCCGGCAGCAACGCGGTGGACGAGGCCGCGAGGCTGCTGCGGGAGGCCGGGCTCGAGGTCGTCGCCGAGCCGTCCGACTTCAAGCTCACGACAACGTGGGTCGTCGGAGCCATCGGCAACGGCGGGAGCAGCTACGCGACCCGCCTGAAAGCCGTGAACGCGCTCCTCGATGCAGCCGGGTTCAGCGCCGCGTCGTGCGACCCGATGGGCCGCGTCCTGCTCCGCCGCTACGTCGAGCCCGACAAGCGAGCCCCCGCCATGGTCATGGAGGAGGGCAAGGAGGCGAGGTTCGAGGACGGCGGCACCGAGGAGCTCGACAAGTCGAGCGTGGCGAACGTCGTGCACGTCGATTACTCGACGACCGACGAGAGCGTGAGGGGGACTGCGATAGACGCCGACCCGAGCAGCCAGTACTCGACGGTGACGCGCGGCTGGCGCAAATCCGCCAAGTACACCAAGAGCGAGCTGCCGCCGGGCTCGACGCCGGAGGAGCGGCAGGCCAGCGCGAACGCAGAGGCCGCCACGCTGCTGCGCACGCAGCAGTCGGCGATCCACAGGCTGAAGGTGACGCATATCTACGCACCGGTCACCGTGGCGGACGCCATAGATGTCCGCTGGCCCAGCGCCGGAATATCCGGGAACTTCGCGATACGGAAGCAGACTCTCACCCTCGTGGGAGGATGCCCGATGGAATTGGAGATGAGGCGCTTTGAACGCTAACGCCATAGCCGACGCGGGCGAGCAGCTCGCGTCGCTCTTCTCGCCGCAGGGAGGCTCCGGCCACTCCGTCGGGCTCGGGACGGTGCGATCCGTCTCGGGCGTGACGGCCACGGTGGCCATCTCCGGCGCGACGCTGCCGGGCCTCCCCATGACCACAGCATGCGCCGCCGCCAAGGCCGGCGACCGCTGCATCGTCGAGACCATCGGCCCGCAGGCGATAGTCACGGGCCTCATAGCAAAGTAAGGGAGGGATTGATGGCAGATACCACGCAGTACGCCGCACTGATGCTCGACGCGAACGGAAACGTCGACAGGGTGCGCACGACCGACGGCCAGATCTACTACATCGCGTCGACGATAGCGATGGACGCGGCCAATAAGGCACATGCGGCTGCCTCCGCGTGCAACTCGGCGACGGACAGAGCCAACGCCGCGGAGGAAAAACGCGCCTCTGCGGAGAAGACGAGGGCGTCGAACGAATCGTCGCGCCTGAGCGCCGAGGTGGACCGGGCGAGCAGCGAGGTCACGCGAGTCAAGAGAGAGAACCAGAGGCTGGCCGACGAGGCGACGCGCACCTCGAACGAGAACGCGAGGAAATCGGGCGAGCAGGCGCGAGAGCGCAACGAGGAGGCGAGAAAAGCCGCCGAGACCAGGCGCAACGACGAGCACGCCGCCGACCAGCAGGCCTCGGCGAATGCCGCCGCGGCGGCGAACGGAGCAGCCTCGCGTGCCGAGGCCGCCGCGAGCCAGGCATTGCAGATCGCCAACTCGGTCGCGCAGGGCAGCGCTGGCGACTCGGACATCTCGGACCTGCGCGACCAGAACGCGGCGCTCGCGACCATGCTCGCCGACGCCACCGGCAAGTTCATCTTCATCGGCGGGACGGTCTACGGGCCGTCGTCCAAGGCGTCCTACAGCAACGGGACCGTGACCCTCGGTTCGACCTGCTCGGTATCAGGCACGACACTCGTGCTCGCATAGAAAGGAAACTGAAATGGCAAACGTAAACGCGGAACGCTTCTCGGTCGGTGGCACGAGCTACCCGATCATCGACCAGACCGCCCGCACCAACGCCGAGGTCGCGCTCGCCGGCTCGGAGTACAACCGCCTGGCACTCATCGGCAAGTACGGCGGACAGAGCATCGCGACGCTGCTCGCCGGAGAGATCGGCGGCGGCACGGTCTACGACGCGCTGCACAAGCGCATCGCCGCCAACAACTTCGCGGGCCTGCGCGTGGGCGACTACCTCGACGTGCCGCTCGTCTCCGCGTCCGGCGTGGCGGGCCAGCAGTCCGCGCGCTTCCTCCTGGCGCACTTCGACCCGTACTACTGCTGCGGCGACAGCTCCAAAGGCCACCACATCGCCTTCGTGGCCTCCGCGCCCATCGCCGTGGCCAAGACCGTGACCGGCGTTGCCAACGACAGCTTCCTGATGTGGAACACGACCAACACGAACCAGGGCACCGCCGACCAGAAATGCCCCTACCCCAACAGCAACCTCAAGGCGTGGGAGACGGCCTTCGAGGCGTGCCTGCCCGAGAGCCTGACCAAGTACCTGCTGACCCAGCGCGTCCTGCTTGAGGAGCGTTACAGCGCCAGCGGCGCGCTCAACGACTCCAACTCGTGGAGCTGGCAGGATATCGGCAAGGTGTTCTCGCTGTCCGAGATGGAGGTGTACGGCTGCCCGGTGTGGGGCACCAAGGGCTACAGTGTCGGCTTTGACTGCCAGTGGGACCTGTTCAGGGACACCGCGCACCGAATCAACGGAACTCGGTACCCTTGGTGGTTGCGTTCCGTCATGGGTGGCTCCTCGTCCAACGTGTGCTACGTCTACAACGGCGGCGATGCCGCCTACACTTCGGCGACGTACGTCTGGGTTCGCCCCCGCCCCGGCTTCCTCGTCGGCTAGCCAGCCGAGTGCTCTATACTCTGCTTTTAGGCGACCGCCTTGCGCGGTCGCCTCTCGCCCGCGAAGCGGGCCGTTTTTTTCCGCCAGTTTCCCCAGGAGGTGCACGTGAGCGGCGTCTACCAGCGCAACCGCGAGGTGTCCGAGTACAAGTTTTTCACTCAAGCAATCGCCATCCGCGTGGAGGTCAACAAGCTGATGGCGTCGTCCTCCGTGGTTCCGAAGGCCTATCGTCTGCTGAACGCGGTGCCGACCGTGGAGACGGCGCGCAGCATCGTGTACAACGTCAACCGCGCCGACTGCTTCTATCCCAACAGCTCGTTCAACGCGCTGGAGAGGAAACGCTACCTGACGCTGGCCATAGCGGACTGCGAGCAGCTGATGCTGGACATGCAGTGCCTCATGGATATCGGTCTGCCGGTGAACGCCAACCGCTTCGAGGAGCTGGCGGCCATGGTCGAGGAGGAGATCAGGCTGCTGAAGGGCGCACGCAAGAACGTGCGCGTGACAGGCAAGAAGTCCACCGAGGAGCGCATAGCCGAGGCCGAGGCCGAGCTAGAGCGCCTGCGTTCGCTATAATGGGCGGCGGTCGCGCCTTGTTTATCGGTACAATTGGTGGTTGCGTTCCGTCATGGGTGGCTCCTCGTCCAACGTGTGCTACGTCAACAACAACGGCAATGCCAACTACAATTCGGCGACGAACGTCTGGGTTCGCCCCCGCCCCGGATTCCCTTACTGCCAGACCGAGTAGGCCCCAGGGCCGAAGGCAGAGCGCGGAGAGGAAGGAAGGCGCGACCATCGGGCATGCGCCCGTAAATACGCACCCCGCGAGGGTGGCCGGACGCTGCTTGCATGGCGCGGCGCTCCGTGGCTTCGCCGCGTTTCATGGCCATACCTCAAGCGGCTGTCAGAGCCACATTGCAAGCCGTGCGGGGTGCTCTCTATGAACTCAGAGCAAAGAAGGGCCGCACGCCGCAAGCGCCGCGAGGAGAAGCGGGCCAAGGCAAAGGCCGAGCGCGTCAAGGCGTGCACGCTTGAGACCGTGGCCGACCTCAACAGCCTGTGCAAGGCTTCAAAGCAGGCCGCGCGGGGCGTCATGTGGAAGTCGTCCACGCAGAGGTACATGAGAAGCTACCTGCGCAACGCCGTCCTGTCCCGCCGCGACCTTTTGGAGGGCCGCGACATATGCCGGGGCTTCATACGGTTCGACCTATGGGAGCGCGGCAAGCTGAGGCATATCAGCGCCGTGCACTTCCCCGAGCGCGTGGTGCAGAAGTCGCTGTCGCAGAACGCGCTCGTGCCCGCGATCGTGCCCACCCTCATAGCCGCGAACTCCGCGAACATCAAGGGGCGCGGCACCGACTACGCCCTGAAGCTGCTCAAGCGCCACCTGGCCGACCACTGGAGGCGGCACGGCCGCGAGGGCTACATCCTCCTGGGCGACTTCTCCGACTACTTCGCGCGCATAGCGCACCAACCCGTCAAAGACCAGGTGGCCTCCGCGCTGCTAGATCCGCGCGTGGTCGCCTTGGAGCACCGCCTGATAGACGCGCAGGGCGATGTGGGCCTGGGGCTGGGCAGCGAGCCGAACCAAATATGCGCCGTGGCCCACCCCAACTGCATCGACCACTATGTGACCGAGATGCTGCGCCCCGAGTCTTACGGGCGCTACATGGACGACTTCTACCTGATACACGAGTCCAAGGACTACTTGCAGGTGTGCCTGCTGCTGATAGAGGGCAAATGCGCCGAGCTGGGCATCGAGCTGAACCCGCGCAAGACGCGCGTGGTGAAGCTCACGCGCGGGTTCACGTGGCTGAAGAAGCGCATCTTCTACACGGAGACGGGCCGCATAGTCGTGAAGCCGTGCCGAGACTCCATAACGCGGGAGCGCCGCAAGCTCAAGAAGATGGCCCGCATGGTCGCCGATGGCATCATGACCCCCGAGCAGGTGGAGCAGAGCTACCAGAGCTGGCGCGGAGGCATGAAGCGGCTGGACGCGCACCGCAGCGTGCGGGCCATGGACGCGCTGTACCGCAGCCCGTTCGGAAATCCCGCGGGGGGGGTTGCTCAATGCAACCAAGCCCGAGAGACGATTCGGGCGGAACGCCCTCGCCATAGCGGAAGGGCGGCAACTCAAAACGGCGGCCTTGACGGGTCGAAAACGAAATAACCAAGACAGCGAAGGCGTGCTGCGGCGCGCCTTCTTTCTTCGCGCCCGCCCAAACGGCCAAGCAATCTCACGGCGCTAATACGATGGCGGCACATTCCCCGATAAGGAAGGAGTCCGCATGGACACTGAGGAAGACATGCCGCGCCCCGACGAGCTTCGAGACGGCACCCTGGCCGAGGTCAACGCCCTGCGCGACCTGCTGTCGCAGATCGGCGACCCAGACGCGGCGCACGACGCGGGCGTTATCGACGATGACGAGTACGTGGAGCGGAAGGCGCGAAAGCTCGCCTACACCTCCGCGCTCGCCGCCTACGCCAACGGCGAGGTGCCCGACCTCCCGGCGCTGCTCGAACAGATGCGCGAGCAGGCGTCCCAGCCGACGCAGACCGAGACCAACACGGCGAACATCGACTACCTGTTCATGACCGTGGGAGGTGACCAGTAATGGCTACGAAGAAAACCGTTGAGCATTCCAAGCACTTCGCGAAGGTCAAGAGGTACTACGACAAAGACCTTTGGAGCAAGGCGCGCGTCTACAAGGCTGTCGAGTGCAAATGGATCACCGCCGACGAGTACAAGGAAATCACCGGGGAAGAGTACGCGGAGGCCGAGTAATGGACATCGAGGCGGTAGCCCTCACGGCTTTCGTTTCAGGCCTCGTCGGCGCTGTCGTCTCGGGCCTCGTGGCCGCGCTGAAGTCGCAAGGCAAGAAGGCCGTCGAGCGTTCCGAGGAAGAACGGGCCACCGACGAGGCCGTGAAGATGGGCATGCGGGCGCTTCTTTGGCGTGAGCTGAAGAACATCCACGAGCAGGCCGTCAAGCAGCACGGCCTCACGGTCGCCGACCGAAAGCACCTCGAAGGCGTCTACGCCGCCTACCACGGGCTGGGCGGCAACGGCACGGGAACGCGCCTCTACACGGACGCGATGAATCAGCCTGTTATCGACTAGGAAGGAAACGAAATGAGCGCAATCCAAGCAGCCCTGACCGTGGTGACGGTTCTAGTGGTTCCGTACCTCGTGCAGGCGATCAAAACCAAGGCAATGAGCGGCGACGCCGCCCGATGGATCGCCATCGCCGTGTCCGTGCTCGCCGGGGTGCTCACCGCGATGGCGGGCGGCATCCCGGCAGACCCGGCATCATGGGTCACCTCGATCTTCGCCTGCATCGGCGGGGTGCAGGTTGCATACGCGGCATTCAAGGCCGTTGGGGTCACGTCCAAGTGGCTCGACTCGCTTCTGGCGCTCGGCGACGTGAAGAAGGGGGACTAGCCATGGCCAAGTTGTTTATCATCTGCGGCCACGGAGCCGGCGACCCCGGCTGCTGCGCCGGCGGCTATACCGAGGCGGAGCGAGTCCGCGCCCTCGGCAAGCGCATCAAGGAGCTCGGCGGCTCCGAGGTCGAGCTGGGCGACATGTCCCGCAACTGGTATGACGACGGTGGGCTCAACCGCCTGAACACCGACGCCCCGGTGGTGGAGCTGCACATGGACGCCAGCGGAATCGCGACAGCGCACGGTGCCCACGTCATCATCAAGTCCGGCTTCGAGCCAGACGGTTACGACAAGGCCCTCGCCGACAAGCTGTCGGCGTTCATGCCCGGCCGCGCCGAGAAGATCGTGCGCCATTCCGAGCTCGCCAACGTGAACCGAGCCGCGGCACGCGGCATCAACTACCGCCTGTGCGAGAACGGCTTCATCGACAACGACGGCGACCGCGAGAAGTTCAACTCCAACATTGACGAGCTCGCGCGTATCTACCTCGAGTGCTTCGGCATCACCGCGTCGAGCGCCCCCGCGCCCTCGACTCAGGCGCAGCCCGCACCGCAGGAGACGACCGAGAACTTCGGCGGCAAGTACCGCTGCACCGTCTCCGCGCTCAACGTGCGCGACGCGCCGTCCCTCGGCGGCAATGTCGTCACCAGCTACTCAAGCGGCCAGACCGTCATGCTCGACGACTGGTACAAGATCGCCGACGGCTACGTTTGGGGCCGCTACACGTCGTACAGCGGTCACACCCGCTACGTCGCAGTCGGCAGGGCCACGGGCAAGCCCGAGGCAGACGACTTCCTCGTGCGGGCGTAGCCATGCCGTACCCGAGCCCGGCTGACGAGGATAGGAACGGCGGCTGCGGCCTGATCGCCCTGCTCGCGGTCCTGCTGTTCATCGCGTGCGGCTTCTCGTCGTGCGCGATGAGCGCCTTCGCGAACGGCGGTATGACCGTATCGGAGGCGCGTACCGACGGCCCCATATACGACCTGCCCGAGGACGTGCACCAGCAGATCGTGTGCGACCGGCACAACCGCGAGTACCTCCTGCTCACGACCGACGAGGGCGGCGTCTACCTCATCCCGTACCTCGACGAGAACGGCGAGCAGGAGATTATGCCGCAAGCGTAG